CCAAACCCTCCTCCTCATCTGCGTACTAGCTGCGCTGTGGGGGTGGGAGTGGTGGCGCCATAAACCCTGAGCCAGCCAGACCAGACCCTAACGGGCCTGTAATAACCGAGGGCGCCCGGTGCTGGTAGCGCCATGAATCACATCCGCGCGCGGCGGACCTTCGGGATATCCGCGACGGGGATAAGCCGGCAAGTGCCCCGATTGCTGAAAAACACCGGCAGCCGTTGGCGGGACTCCACTACACCCCGTTGAGACGGCCGAATGGCTCACGTAACGAGCCTGCATCGGAGGTCGGCTTGCTTGATAGCCCGGCCGGCAAGTTCCCAGATCGCGGTGCAAGGTCCGCGTCCAGGCCGACCCCCGATGCAGTGTTGCGCAGGCTTCTGCGCGGTGTACTAGGTACAACTGGCCAGTGGCAGCAATGCCCTGAAATGAGCCGCCGGATGGCTCCAGTTCCAAGCCGGCAGCCGGGTAGCGCCGGCCACTGCATCACCCCTTTCATCGCCCATCCGGGCAACCCCACACATCACTGATCGCTGCGCAGGACGCGGCATGGAGAGCTTATGGCTTTTGCCAGTGCGGTTTACGTACTAGCCCTTTGCGCGGCGAACTTTCTCGTCTTTGTCTTTGGCCCGTGGTGGTCGATCGTTAATTCCTTTCTGCTGATCGGCCTGGACTTTGTTCTGCGTGATCATCTGCACGAGCGTATCGGGCTGCTGCGCGTCACCGGCTTGGCAGTCCTTGCCGGCGTCATCAGCTACGCAATCAACCCAGCCGGCGGCACTATCGCGATCGCTTCCAGCGTTTCGTTCGTCCTCGCGGCTCTTGTGGACGGCGCGGTGTACCAGGCGCTGATGCGCAAGCCTTGGCCGATCAAGTCGAACGCAAGCAACACCGCTGCTGCGGCAATCGACTCAACGATATTTCCGCTCATCGCGTTCGGCGCGCTGATGCCCCACATCGTGCTCGGCCAGTTTATGGCGAAGGTAATCGGCGGCGGGGTCTGGTCGTGGCTGCTGTCGCAACGGAGGGCTTTGGCATGATCCATTACCACGGCACCCCAATAGGCGGTAACAGGCAGGACGGGGCGCGCTTCCTGGCTGGCCGGCACGCGCTTGTCCCATTCCCGCGACGCGATGACATGGGCATCGTTGCTGATGTGTGCCAGTCCTTCGTGTTCGATAACGGCGCCTTCACGGTATGGAAGCAGGGCGGCCAGCTCGACGTCGAAGGCTATGTGCAATGGGTGGATGAATGGCATCGACACCCTGGTTTTGATTGGGCACTGATCCCTGACGTGATCGACGGAGACGAGGCGGCAAATGACCGGCTTCTCGAAGAATGGCCCAGCCACCTGCCAGGCGTTCCTGTTTGGCACTTGCACGAATCAATCGAGCGTCTGCAACGGCTAGCGGAGAAATGGAGAACTGTGGCACTTGGCAGTTCAGGACAATGGGCAAGCCCTGGCACAGATTCATGGTGGAAGCGGATCGGCGATGCCATGAACGCCATCTGCGACGACCAGGGGCGGCCAGCGTGCCGGCTACACGGGCTGCGAATGCTGGACCCTGCAATCTTCTCCCGCCTTCCCTTCGCATCGGCTGACTCAACTAACGCAGCAGTGAACGGCGGCAGCGTCGGACGCTTTGGCATGTACGTCCCGCCAACCGCAGGGCAGCGCGCCGAGGTCATCGCGTCCCGCATTGAGTCGCACAACAGCGCAGCCGTCTGGCAGCGCGAAGCACAGCTAGAAATGGCTGTTTAGACAAATCACCGCCCATCCGGGCAACCGAGGTATCCACCATGAAGCACTACGGACCCACAGGGCGCCGCGAACAGCCGTGCCCGGATGACAGCGTTTCCGGCGAAGAGCAGGTGCACGAAGCCCTCGACGCATACCACCCCGACACCCTCGCAGCCTACGCCGCATTCGCCTCCGACAAGCTGGATCTGCCGATTGAACTGGTCGCCTCGCTTGTCCCCGGACTGGTCGGGCATCAGCGCTGGGAGAGCCACCGGAACCTGATCGGGCAGTTCAACCCCGATCTGGCCGAATACCTCGGCGAACTGGCCCTCGCCATCGACAAGCAGCAAGCGGCATTCATCGAACACCACGCGGCGCAGTTGCGCAGCAAGGCAGAGCAGATCGCTCGGGAGGCGGCATGAGCAAGGAAGTGAAGCGGTACGACGCGACCAGATACGAAGCCCTGCGGGATGCGGCCAAGAAGGCAACTCCCGGCCCATGGCGCATGGAAGATGACGAAGACAGTGCTGCCGGTGCGATGTACATCAGGCAGGACACGCCTGACTGGCGGGAACCAATTGCTCGCCTCTACGGATGGCACGACCAGAACTATCTGGAAGTGGCCGACCCAACAACGATCCTCGAGCTGCTAGCCGAGCGCGACGCCCTTCTCGCTGAGCGGGATGCGCTCCTGCGCCAAGTCGACACGCTGACCGAGTGGTATTCGAACAGCCTGGACGTTATCAACGATATCACCGCCGCGCTTCCTGGCACGCAGTACATGGACCCGCCAGACGGCGGAGACGTATCGGTGCCTGAGCAGGTGCGGCGTATGGCGAAGGATGCCGAGCGAACGCGCATGCGAGTCAAGGAGCTTGATCTGCTGTTCGGCCGCTACCTGCTAGCCATGAAGGCCGCAGTCATCGACGCAGATCAGCGAGGCGACGAAGAAGGGATGCGGTGGATTTATAACAGTCTGGCAGGCCCCGGCGAACTGCCAGCAGAGGACGAGATCGACGCACAAGCGTTCTTCGACCGTGAAATCAAGTCGATCAACGACGGCATGGCTGAGGTAATGGCCTATCACCGCGCCGCCCTGCAAGGAGCCCAGCCATGACCTGGTATGCGACTGCGTGGAGTCACATGGAAACGGTGCGAACTGGCCGCGCCGATGCAGAGCCGGCCGCAATAGCAAAGGCCATTGACGACAGCTATCCGTACTCGCAGCGTTCGGGCTGGGCTTACAAGGCGTGGCTGGACGCCAGACGCGACTTCTTCCGCAAGTACAACTTGCCGCTACGCAGAGCGCGCAAACCTGCGCCAGACCTTTTGCGAGGAGCCCAGCCATGAACATTCACAGCCTGAAGCATGACGCTCACGTTCGCCACCCAGGCCTGCCAAAAGCGAGCTGGATAAGCATCAACATCCGTGGCTTCTCACTGCGCCGGCCTCGATTCATGAAGTTCAGGGTCGCTAACGCCGTGACCTTTTGGGTGCTGGGAATAGAAGTTGTTATTCGCCGCCCTTGGCTCGCCGGCCCAGCCCGGCAGCTGCATCCCGAACTATTCAAAGGAGAGCAGCCATGACCGCCTACGTACTCAAGGAGCTGGCCGGCGCCATAGGCATCACCGTAGCCGGATCGCTTATCGGAACTCTCGCCTACGTGGCGCTATTGGGGGGTGTGTGATGGCTAGCCAAAGACAACGATCCCTGCGCTACGCATGGTGGCGGGGCTTCGCAGTGACCCTTGCACTACTCACCGGCTGGGCTCTCGCTCACGGCCTTGCAGATCGAATCACCAACGGGGCGCCGCTATGAGCAATCAGATGAAAGAGATCGACTGGAGAGAGGCGCCGGGTTGCGCTGTGGCAGCCCTTGTAGCAACGACCGATAACGTGCATTACCCAAGCGTTGAATTTGTGACCGGGTATCACGCTTATGGGTGCATGATTCGGGCGACATCTGCTGTAGATGGCCGCAGCCTGTCGGCGCCTTCTGACTGCTGGTTTTTGGTGGATCGGCCAGTTAGCCCTTGGACCGGCGACGACCTGCCGCCAGTCGGGACGGTGTGTGAATTTAAGGCCGGTCACAGCCAGTTCCCCGAGCTGTCATGGACAGAGGTGCGCATCGTCAGCCATGACAGCCAGGGCGGTAGAGACTTTGCCGTATTCGCAAGCATGTCTGGTTACGGCGGATGTTGTAACCCTGCTGACTTCCGCCCCATCCGCACACCCGAGCAGATCGCGGCGGAAGAGCGGGAGAAGGCGATTGAGGAAATGGCCCGCATAGGCACCATG